GCAGGACGACATCGCATTCAGCGAGGAAGTCACCCTGAGGTGTCATGATGGTGCGCCATGCACCGTCCTTCTTCACCACAGTTTGACCGATTTGCCACGAGGTAAACCACAGCGGATCAGGGCGACCACGCTTGTAAGTCAACTCTGGTCCTCGCCACATCTTCACTTCTTGTGTTCCACCTTCTGCGTGGGAATCTTCCCGCCCTTGGCGTTATTCCCCGGGATGATTGCGTCGTTTACATCCTTGCAACCACACGAAGCACACATAGAAACTCCTTGATTGAGTGGGGAGGGGGCCACTTGTGGCAGCCCCCTCCCGTTGATCTAGTTTGTGACTAGATGCTGGATGTGCAGGTGATGACGTAACGAGCCTCGGGACGATAGATGTTCCATCCGAGAAGCCCCTTCCAGCCGACCGACCGGAAGCGCATCAACTTGTCCGTCACCGGCGAGATGACCGACTTGGGCTCATAGGTGACAGCCTCCAAAAGAGCCTGCTTACCCATGATGATGACCTTGTGGTCGAGGCTGGAAGCAGTTCCAGCCGGGTCCACCGCAGCCGAGGTCACGTTCGATGCCGTCTTAGCAAACGAGAACGTGGTGCTCGTAACAGCGGTGATGGTGTGAGAGCCATTGAACGTAGCGTCCACACCGGCCACGGTCACAGACTCGCCAACCTCAAAGCCGTGTGCGGCAGAGGTGGTGAGGGTTGCGACGTTGCTGGTCAATGCCTTGTTGGTGACCGAGCGGGTAGCGCTGGCGGCTTGTTCAACACGAGCGGACTCGATGAACTTGACACCCTCGTACACGCCGACCTCGCCTGACCAGATGTTGCCAACGCCAGCCTCGGTGTAGGTGTGCGGCTCGCGCCAGACGTTTGCACCAGACGCAGCGGCCTCCGTGCGGAGGTCGTAGGAAACGTCCGGGTGCAGCATTCCGACATAGAACGCACCATCACGGGGCTGCACGTTCGCACCACGCAACTTGGCAACAGCGCGACGAACATCGGCTGCCTGCAAGGTGGTGGTAGCGGCGGTGGTCTTGTCGACACCGTTCACGGTTGCCTCGTCATCGGCACTCGTACCCGCGTAACGACCAGTCGCCTTGTTGACAAGCACGCCGTACACCAGTGCGTCGAGCGAATCGCGCAAGTTGTACGAAAGCATATCCGCCACGGCGGGGTCGATTGCGGACAGGGATTCGAGAGCGAGGCGCTCCGTGGTGGTGACGGCATTGCCGTACTCGTTAACGGTGACCTGAACCTTGTTGGTGTTGTTGAGTGCAACAGCGTCAACGTCCACAGTCTCGGTAAGCGCAGAGGTCACGCGAGACAGGTCGTTGTGCAGTTGGAACACAACAGTCGCACCAGGGTTGGTCACATCAACAGGCCGCTTGTCCGCAAACTTGCGGAACATCGGCTCGCTGCGGAGGTTGAACTCCACATACTTGTCGTACGCTGTTTGAATAAGGTTAGTCAGCGTACTCGTTGACGTAGTAGCCATGAGTTATGACTGCTTCCTGTGAGTTGTTATTGGACTTGTCAGCCCTTCAGGATTGCCGCCAACTCCTCTGGAGTTGAGGCAGCCTGGATCTTTGCTTCCAGGCCTTGACCCACGGTTGGGTCAATGCCGCCTTCCTCTACGGCTGACATCAGTTCGGCGGCTTGAACCGACTCAGGCTTCTCATTTGAGCCTTCGTCGCCCACGGCCTCAATGCCGAACACCTCTCCGTACTCGCCGATCCACGCTTCCAGATCATCCATGTCCTCAACTTCGTCGGGGACAAACGCTGCAACCTTCGGGTTCACACCCATTTCTTGTAGCGCTTCTGAGATTTCCTGGTTGCGAGTCATCGACAGGAACTCGTCAAGGTATTCGTCCCGCTCCTTCAATGCAGCGGAGAGTTCTTTCACCTGCTTCCGCAGATTCTTGACCAGATCAGTTCCCTGATCGTCATCGAAATCGAACTCGTCATATTCGGCCATTTCAACTCCCTTTTCTCGTATGGCCCATCTCGGGTTGCACCCACCCACACAGGCAACAAGGGGCTATTGCCTATGGCTGTGAATGACGTTCGGACTTGTACGCCTGCCGGGGCCGACCGATCCGGCTAGGGGTGGACGCGCCCGGAATCGAACCGGGGTGGGAAAGCGCAACGCCGTCCGGCGTAGCGACTTACATCCTCTGACCTTTCGCGCCCCGCAGAACTAAACGTCCTGCATCCGTCGCAGCGAGCGACGGTCAAGAGCAGACTCTTGGCTGAATGCTGCTCGTTCCTTTGATGCGAACTTCCGACGCTTCATGCCGGACTCCACACCGCCAGAAAGACTCAAAGTTTCCTTCACCAGATCCTTGAAGTCCAACGGCTGCCCGTACAGGGAGCCAAGTCTTTGTAGATCTGCGTCTGCCGCACCAGCCATCTGGAAAGCACCCTCGGCCTGATCCTTCTTGCCCAGGTCAACAATCTCTTCCGCCAACTCGCGCTCAACACCAAGGTTCTGGCGATCAGCCATGCCACCAACCTCGGAGGCCGAGTAGATGCGCTGCAACTGATCGGCGCTATTCAAGCCGAATGCGCCCTGCATACTGCGGGCGTTGATGACTGGCATTGCCCTCGTCGGGTCCAGCAGGTACGCAACTAGATCACTCTTGGTCAGGTTGTAATACTGCTGCAACGCGTTCACAACCGAAGCGTCCGCTTCATTCAACGCTGATGCAGCCGTATCGACACGCGAGGTGAACTCCGACGCGCTGATGCTGTTGGAGATCAGGTTTACGAAATCGTCAGGGGAATCGTAGAAACCTTCCGGCATCGAGCGTTCCTGCAAGATGTTCCGGTACGTGTTCTCCAAGTCGATGTATTCCTTGGGTGACAGCAATCGGTCGCCTGGGCGACCTTGACCGTCAGCGATGCGCTTGCGGATAACTTCGTTCGCCTTGAACCGCTGCTTGTAGGCATCAGAGTTGTAGATCGAGTTCAGGATCTGACCCTCGGACGGGTTGATGTTGCTGTTGTAAACTTGGTCAATCGTTGCCATCAACTTGTCAACGAAGGCGCTGTCCAAACCAGCATTGCGGAAGATGTCGGCTGCCGCTTCACCAGCAGACTTGTCCGTCCACTCGTCAATAACTTCCTGTGAGCCATCGGAGTAGTAGGCAATGATCTGAACCTTGCCACCGTAGGTGCGCTTGGTCTGCGTTGATTGCAGGGTACGTGGAGGCGGAGGTGGGGGCTGCGGTGTACCGGAAGCACCAATGCTGTTCGCCCAGTCAACGAACGCCTGCGGTGCAGGCTGATCGCCGGGCGTAAAGACGGCAGAGCCGTCACCAGGATTCAGGCCGTTGTAGGTGACAGACGGTGCCTGCACAGCAGCAGCGTCCAAGGGGTTGGCTCCACCGCCGCCACCAGAAATCTGCGCGTTCAGATCGCGCATACCCTGCGCCATGCGCCTCATTTGCGCTGCTGAAATAGGAGGCATATCTCACCTAACCCAAGAAGCCGAAGTCTTTGAGAATCCTGCTTGCTATGTCCGTGTACTCCGTCTTGGCTGTACCCGTGTACTGCCAGCGCGGATCGCGCCTGGCAGCCAACTTCGCGTCATACAAACTCATCGGCTTGAAGTTTCCGCCTTCGTCCACGTTGTTCAAGACCTGCTGAACGAGGTTGTCATCAAAACTCAAAGAGCCAGCATCAAACTCAAGAACCTCGGCAATGGCCTTCATGTACGGATCAGCCGCCTGACGCAACGTTAGACCACGAGACAACTGCTGCTGCAAACCAGGGAAACGGGACATCGCGTAGTTGATGACCTCATCGTCCAGATCCTCAGTTGTTGTCTCGCGACCCGCAAGGCGCTTGACCGCATTCTCAAACCACCCGGTGAAAGCATCGTTCGACATCGACGTATCCATGCCGTAGTCGTACGCCAACTGGTACAGCGTTTCCGCCTGCGTTTCCGCAGCACCCGCCAAGTCATAGAACTCAACACCATTGATTGTCTTGGTCTTGCTGAAATCAATGCTGGACGACAGGACGCGATCAAGCCAGTCCTCATCGAACTCTTCGTAGTTAGGGCTCGTCTTGTCGCCACTCGTGGTGAGCAGAAACTTCTCTGCGTAATCCCGCGCTTCCGCGTCGGAAATGTCCGCACCCATCGCCTGAGCGCGACGCTTGATCTCCGTTACCGTGCGATTGACTGTCGCGGCCCAAACCGCAGGTGCACCCTTGCGAAGTTGATCCGCCTCGATGTAGGTGTTTGCGTAACGCTGACCCCAATCGCTGTTCGCGATGAAGTTCTTCACCATCGTCGCGTCGGTCATGCCACGCTCAAGAACAGTATTCAGAAGTTCCTGCAAGGCAGGAGTCTGGCCGAGGTAGCCGGAGGCAAAGCCCCACGACTCTGCCATCATCTGAAAATCGGGGT